ACATAAGCGACAGTCGGCATAATGTCCCGAGCCTGGTAGATCATATCCGCGAAGTCATGTATGGCCGCTGCGTCCCCGCCAGGCGAATCAACGTTCAACATCACGCCGCGGCAACCCTGATCTAGCGCCGCTTGATACTGATCCATCAGCGAATCAGTGGTAACGCTTCCCCCAAAGTAAAATGCCAGGATCTGGGCAATCCAGCTGTCATATCGAAGCACCGGCCCTATCATCGAAATGATCGCGAGATTATCGTCCGTAATGGTCATCGGCGGCGCAGCCTGAAGGCCGCGCGCACTGGCGCCCATCGCCATGACGATGCGACTGTATTCCCTGTTAAAGAGCTGATCCGCCAGATCGGGCGAAATCAACATCAGGTTATCACCAACCGGCATGCAGATCGACCCGCTATGGAGTGTCGCTATCTCCGGTCTGTCCAGGATGTCCTGGGTCTGGTTGCTCATTTTCTCTCCCGTTGTCGGCGCCCGTTATCGGGTTGGTATTCGTTTCAAAGTCGAGACCAAGCGCCTTGCGCTTCTTCTCTTCTTTGGCGCGCTGCTGGAAGTTTCGCTCCCAGTTGGACCCATTCATCATCCGAGTTTCACGCTCAAGAGTGGAGAAGCCGGCATTAACGCGCTCTTCAGCCGCGTTAACCTCTTTCATCGGATCCAATTGAGGCGCCGATGTGCCGATCCATTCCGCCAGACAGTAGGCTCGCCGAATTTGCTCACTATCGAAAAAGCCCGGCGCAGCGACCTGGCCACTCAAGACCATCTCGGCCAACCATTCTTCGTAAACAGGCTGGCAAAATCTACTGGCGAACCAGAATCGACGCTCCCCGTAGTAGCTCCAGGCCTCCAGCAAAGCCGCCCTGGACGCCGAGTAAGAAGAGGAGAAATGTTGAACGAGCACCTCGTACGGAACCCCGATCGCCATACCGATCTGTCTAATGTGCGCTTGCACAAAGGGTTCGTAGTTGGGATTAGGCCGCTTCGGGTCCGCAGTGTCGATGCTTTCGTTCGGCCCGAGGGAGACGATAGCGCCGTTCCCCATCCGCATGGGAGCGACATGATGGTCAGCCTGCGCATCGTCATCATCGCCGCCTGCGCCCTCCGGCCGCGCGCCCCGCGTGATGTCCTCGTCGTCGCCTGTCTCGGTCTTAATAAAGACCGTAAACATCGCCGAGATCACGGCGCCCATCAGTTCCGCTTCCGAGTAGCGCGAAATTTGCTTGAGCGCCTCAATCACCGGAGACAAGAGCGGAACGCCCCGCTTATCGCCGATGCGCTGCTGCGTGTACAAATGTAAGACGTTCGGCCTGCCCGTCTTAGGCCCGAATGCAAGAACGCGCTCCCAGGTCCGCACCACATTAAGCCAGCTCGGCGTGGTTTCCATCCAATAAGCCAGCGTCAACCCGTTGACGTCTGTCTCGACGCCGGCCATCCGCCAGAGCGTATCAAAACTCAACTGCGGATTGGTGACCCGGTCAGCCTCGACCAGGTGCACCCTCAGGTCACACATGGTGCCCTTACGCTTGATAATCGGAAGCGTAGCAAAAACCTCGCCCCGCTCCAATATCGACCGAAAGGCAAGCTCCTGCAGCCCGTAAAAGTTCTCCGTCCCGCGTACGTCAAGATCTGTGTAAGCGGCCGTTTTGTCAAAAAGACTTTTAACCGACCGCTCCCACGCGTCCCCCTCATCATCCGACATCCCGAGCGTCTCACGATCGATAGTCGGATGAAGCGAAAGACCAGGCCCGACTACATTAAGCCCGATCCTGTTGATCGCGCCCTTTGCAATCGGGTTGTTCCGCACGAGGTCCGCGGACCGGGCCCGGAGCGCGTACAGATCGTACGAAGTTTCAAGATTCGGGTCAACCGGCGCCGTAAGACCCCAATCCAACAGCCCACGAGATCGTTGCGAAGCCCCACGATGCGCCGTATCAAACGACCCCGCCGAAGCCGGCCCAATACTGCTAGACCCAGGATCACCGCCCCCATCCGGATACCCACCAAAATCAGCCCGATCGCCAGAGCCGTTCCCTTGAATCAAAGAGCCCGCGAGCCTTGCAAACTCGCGGGCCATCTCAACCTTAGCCAGAGCAACAGGATCCGGACCCCGTTGCCTCGACGCCTTATTTTTAGAGTGTTTGCTCATTAAAGATCTGTGGGTATCGCCATCCGCAGCCGGCCGCGCGTCTTACTATTCACCATACGCGACCAATAGCCGATCTGCTGATTGATCTCACCCAAATTAGCCCGAGTAACCTTACGCCGCGTCCCAGAGATCTCAATCTCATACGACTGCGCAGTAGCCAAAGCCGCCGACGCCTGCAGCCACACAGCCAATTGAGCCTGCGCCTGCGCCAATGTAATCGCTGCCATAAAGATTAATCCTAAGCCGATGGCTCCATGTCAGAACAGTGGCAGCCCATGCAATTACTCGTCGCTAACGATCTCGTTAACCTTAAAGTTACAAGGATCCCCATTCGGTAAAGTCACGCCGGAATCAGGTGCCGCACCGTCATTCTTACGATCAGGCACAACAACCCACGCCTCTTCATTCCCTATAAACTGATCGGAAGGCATAAACGTCAAAGGCAGCGAGCCCGCCTCCAGTCCTGGCATGTAGATCCCAGTCAGCGGGCTAGATCTCCAAGCGTGCGCCCTCGCAGACGCTTCAGTAAGAGGAGTAATCGCGAAAATAGCCGCGCCTCCCAGCAGCTTGGTGTACCCAGGCTTCTCGCCCTTGCTGTGCGGATCCACAGAGTCCGGAACATCAACCCGAACAAACGAAAGAGCCCCAACAGTCATAACCGTAACGAAGCCAACATACTTGCTATGCCCAAGCGCCTCAACATACGCCCACTGACCAAAAGTAGTCTTTCTCATGTGCGATTCCTTCCCGTTCGCCATCAAAGATGCGAAGCGCCCTCGTCACCAATCTCTTCCCATCGCTGCCCGAACACGTAGATGCCACCGGGTTTAAACGCCATAACTGCAACGGCATGAGCCAAACGATTGAACAACCCCGCGGCCTCGCCGTTCCTTCCGGCAAATTGAAGGACATCGCCCTTCTCCGAAAGCGCCTGGCTAAACTCCCGAGCTCGCTCGACATCCGATTCATCCGGACCGCCCTTGGCGCGCAGATCCATAATCCAAAGAGGGACGGCTGCAGACAAAGCAATCGACATAGGATGGTTCAGAACCGCAGGATAAGGGGCACGCTCGTACATTTAAGACCTACCCCCCAAACACACTACCGATGCCCTGCCAGCTCATCGATTCATTCACCAGGATAATGAGCTCGCCGTTATAGCCGCGATCAAGCTTATCCACCGGCAGCGTTATGACTTCCCCGAAAAGGCTAAAGCGCACGAATGCAACCTTGCTCTCGCCATACTCCATCATTTCGGAAATCTGCTCCTTGAGCTGCCCACCGGTCATCATAATTTCACCCCCGAAGAAATTTGCCGGCGTCCCCTGTATGGCCGCCCCGATCGCGCCGGCTTCGACGTCGGCGTAGCGTTCTCCGGCTGCACCTCGTCAACAATCTTCGGCGCCCGATCGCCCCAAATAGCCGTCTCCAGTATCGCCCAGTGCTTGGGCTCAAACTTGTCGATGCCCTTCATGGACGCAGCGGCCCGAGCATACACGCGAGTATCCAGCGCCTCGTTCCGATCGCGGATTTTCACCCACTCGTAAGTCATCCGCCCACCGCGGACAACGCGCTGCTGCAACTGCTCGCCGGTCAACTGCCGAAACCACTCCTCTTCGTAAGTCGCCGGGAAATGACAGTACCCAGGAGCCGCGGCCCCACCCTCCGGCTTCGACATCCTGAGCCAACCATAGAGCTCAGTCTTAGCGATATCAACGCCGACGCCCCACAGTTGTATTCCCTTGCGCCGGCGCCGGCCGCCCTGGTAAACGTCAACCGCTTTCGGCTGCCCGATCAACACCGGCAGGCTGGACATACCTTTCACCGGGATAACCCGGTCCATCGAATGCTTGCGGCACCAGTTATAAACCCCCTGCGTGTTGTAACTTGAGTCAATCGCCAGACACCGAATGGTCAGCGACATCCCCGACTCATGCTGAAACGACGAGTCCAAAAGCTGATCGAGCGCCTTCCAAGCCGGACCATTCTCATCGGACGTGTCCCCAGGAAAAACCAGCTCGTCGACAGACCAACTTTCCTTCCCACGCCCCCAGGCAACGACCTCCGCATGGATACGATCCTGCTGTACATCCGCGCCGGCAGTGAGGAACAGGCCGCCTCCCGGTACCTCGTTGCGTGCGTACTCCTCGCGGCGCTTGAAGAGCAGTTCCCACTCAGGAACCTCGCCTATGGGCTTCCACGTTTCGCCAAACACCGTGTTTTTGATCGCCTTAAGCTTGTTCTCGTCGTGTCCGGCTTCTACCCAGTCAACGGCGATCTGCCCCCAAGAATACATCCCCACAGGCGAATAAAAAGACGGCAGGTGAAACCCTATGCTATCCCCATGATAGTCGGGAACGTCCGGTCGCCATTCGTACCTGGCCAACATCTCCGTTTTCTCGTGATTTTGTATGCAAGCGCTACAAAACTCGCACACATACCATGCTTTTTCGGGCGCGCCCTTGTCCCATTTGATCTGAGACCACTTGAGGACCTGGTAGCCACCACAGTGTGGGCACGGGACATACAGGCGCATTTTCTGCGTGTTGTCGTACGCCGGCTCTATCCTCGAAGTCCCCGCCAGGGTTGGCGAAGAGCAGATGAAAATCTTTGCATCCTTAAAGGTGCGCGTTCTCGCCTTAGCCAACGTCACAACGTCGCCCTGGCCACGGACATTGACGGGGTAATCGTCCACCTCATCCATCATCAACTTAGAGATCGGCAACGATCGCAGTCCGGAGGTCGCATTTGCCCCCACCATCGCCAACAGGCCGCCTGGGAACGCCTTCATGCGCATCGTGTTGTTAGAGTCGCGGCTTTTTGCCTCCGAAACCTTCCGCCTCAAGCTAGGACATGCATCAATCATCGGATCGATGCGCATCTTGCTTGTCGTTTCCATCAACTCCTTCGTCGGCATAACGATCATAGTCGCTGCCGGCGAAACATCGATGGTAAAACCGATCCAATTAAATCCACACTCGGATCCGCCGACCTGCGAGCCCTTCATGAGCACAACTGTACGCCATGGCGAGCTCGGCGAAAGCGCGTCCATGATGTCTTTGAGGTACGGAACTCTCGACGTGCGCCACGGCCCATGTTCCGAGCTCGTACTCGCCGGCAAAATACGGTGCGCATCCGCCCATTCGCTAACCGAGTAGATACGATCGGGCCTTATGCCCGCCGACATATACGACCAGAGCTCGGCGGCAACATCGCTATACATGCCTATCGCGCTCCCGCCCAGGGTTTTACGTGAAAAGCCGCATCAAAAGAGCTGAGGCTGCACTTCCTCGAACGCCGGCGGCGGAATTTCCGCTATTCCCTCCAGGATCGCCCTACACTCCGCGGCCATCGTATCGGTCACGATGGACTCAATCTTCTTAGGATCCAGGCATGACGCAAGCTTGGCGACCCGAGCATCCGTCAAATGCTCATTCAGGACACTGTTAACGTACGCCAGTAGCGCAGCCGCCTGAATTGCCCCGATCCGGCTGGGCATATTCAAGATCGCGTCCCGCACTACCCTCCGGTGTTCGAAGAACACCTTCCGGGCGAACTCCTTCTCAACCAGGGCCTCGCGCTTCTGCTCATACTCAAGTGCCCGGAGGTTCCCCATGGCAGTCTCTTTGACCACCCGAGCATGATTGAGCTGATAATACAGCGATCCGGAGCCCGGCTCGCCGTCCTCGTCGTCTTCCTCCGCCCCCTCATCATCGTCATCGTCCCGATTATGAACAATACGATGATTACTCTTCGCGCGCCCAGGA